GCAGCAGACCATGTTTGGAGTCTCACACTTACCAATGTTCGTGTTGTCTCCGTCCGTCCTGCCTCCTGCAAATCCTGCCTGTGGCGGCACTCGTTTGACTGGCGCAACCGCAAGCGCGGGCATGTGGGGCATAGAGGGGCAAAATGAACGTAGGCGAAATCTACGTTGACGATGTGCTGATTTCGGATGTGATCGACCTGCAAGAACGACAGGTGCCAGCATACAAACTCGCCCGCAAAATAGCCGACGTGTTAAGTCGTGACTACGCCCAGGCGCGTTGGGTGCGGGTATTTACGCCGTCAAAAGCGCATCCCGACCTGCTGATGAATTTTCAATACCGTATCACTGTTTGTAGTAGCGGCGGCGATGGAGAAACGTTTATTGTTAGCGGTCAATTAGTTGAAGGTAGCGCCGCCAACGCCGAACAACTTGGCGAGCACCTGGCACGCAAATTTCAACGCGAGTTTATTCGCAACGCAGGCACTCCGCCTAAAGACTAACCACGCCCCGCAAAAGTTCCCCCACTGTGGGGAATAGAAAACGTGTTCTAAGCTCGCTATGCTAGTCGTAGTGGGCTTTTCTATTTCTAGGGGCGGCGATGACTATCCAACACAAGACGTTTTCAGCAGAAATCGAGAACGACGGCGACGGCAAGGGGTGCATTGTCATCAGCACCGCCGACGTTGACCGCGACCGCGACCGGGTAATGCCGCGCGGGGCAATCCTCGACAACTACCTCAAGAATCCTGTCGTCATGTGGGGGCACTCCTATGCGGGGCCGGCTGACATGATTGGTCGCGCGACGAACCTGGAAATAACAGACAACAGCATCACGGCAGATTTTGAGTTACGCCCCGCAGCCAACGAAGCGGACCCTCAAAATATCGTGCGGTTGCTGTGGGATGGCGGTTGGGTACGCACGGCTTCGATTGGCTTCCGGCCTATCGAGATGCAGCCAAACGAGTTTGGCGGCAATGACATCAAGGCGTGGGAACTTCTTGAGTTCAGTTTGGTCAGCATCCCCGCAAATCAAAACGCCTTGCGCCTTGCCGCTAAAGCACTCGACAGCAGCGCGCCCGAACAGAAGGACGCCGCGCCTGATGGCGAACCGCCCGCGGCTGTGGTAGATGCCCCGCCCGTAGACAGTGACGGCAAGCAAGACGCAGTAGGGGACGACAGCGAAGGCGGCACACCCCCGGTTAGTGCTGCTGCTGCTGATGCAATAAACGCAGTTGAGGCGGCGCAGGAGTTGCGCCTAGCCGCCATTCTAGCCGATTTCGTATCGGCAATCCGACCTTATTTGGAAGTTGGGCAGTAAGCGAGAGCTAGGAGGCACAGCAATCATGTCACAGTTTGACGCAGTACTCGCACAGATGGCAGAACTCACAAATGCCGTCAAGGGCGCACCCAAGCAGGATTTGCAGTGGGAGCAGATTGAGAAGAACTTTGGCGGGCAGATTGACGCCTTGGTTCAGCAGCAGGTCAAGGCCGCGTTGGATAAGCAGCCCGCGTTCCGCACCAGTGGCGGCGCGCCGATTGCCCACGATGGCACAACCAAGGCGGGGCGCTACGCCCGCTTCCTCAAGTCGTTCGAGCAGGGGCAGCAGCACAAGGCCGCAGGCATGGTGTACTCGCCCGCTGACCTGCTGATTGCCAAGATGCTGCTCGAAGGACAGGTCAAGAACTATTCCCCCACGATGGGCGGCGGGCAGGCACGCCCTGCGTCTGACGAGTTGGAAAACGCTGTCAAGGCGTTGACCTCCACCGGCAGCGGCACGGGTGACGAACTGGTGCCGACCAACATGGCCGCGATGCTGTGGGATGACTTCTTTCTGGCGTCCCGCATCGTCAACGTGATGCAGCGCATCACCATGCCGACCAACCCGTTTGACGTGCCGCTTGGCTTGGGTTCGGTGACGTGGCGCAAGGGCACTGAGAACACGGCCACGACTGCCAGCGACCCCGCAACCGCCAAGAGCACGCTGACGGCGACGGAGTTGATTACTGAGCAGAATTGGTCTTACACGCTGGACGAGGATGCCGCGGTAGCGATGGCCCCGTCTGTGCGCGCCCGTCTCGCGCAGAGTGGCGGCGAAATCATGGACGCGTTCGCACTCAACGCCGACGCCACCAACGCCGCAACTGGGAACATCAACCTGGACGACGCCGACCCCGACGACGCCTCCTACTACCTGTCCGCAGGGCAGGACGGTATCCGCCACCAGTGGATTGTCGATAACACCGCGCAGGCAGTAGCCGCAGGCGGCGATGCTCTGGCAGACGCCGACATTACTGGCGCAATGGGCAAGATGGGCAAGTACGCCGCAGATCCGTCGCAGCTTGTCATCGTGACCGACGTGGGTACCTACCTCAGCGGCTTCCTTGGCTTGACGAACGTTGTCACCGTGGACAAGTTTGGCCCATCGGCTGTCGTGCTTACCGGCCAGCTTGCCGCCTATCGCGGCGTGCCTATCATCGTCAGCGCATCGGCCCCCAAGACCGAAGCAGACGGCAAGGTATCGACCACGGCGGGCAACAACACGCTCGGACAGTTCAGCATCTTCAACCGCAATATGTGGTATGCGGGTTTCCGGCGCGACCTGCTGATTGAGACGGACCGCGACATTCAGAAGCGGATGTACGTGATGGTGACTTCGCTCCGCATGGCGGTTGCTGCTCACGGCACACGCAGCACCAACACGCACACCGCGGGCGCTGTCAACATCCTGATTTAGTAGCGGCTGACAGGCAAGAGGGGCGGGCGCAATGTCCCGCCCCTTACCCAAGGGGGTAAGACAATGAAAACGATTCGAGCCTATGCCGCCGCAGCCGCAGCCGTCGTCTTGGTTGCTTCTCTGCTGGCGGTGTTCGCAATGGTGCCAAGCGGCAGCACGCAGGCTGCGCCGTCATTCGCACCGACGCCCGTCGCGGCAGTTCAGCGCAGTCTAGCACCAGAGTTCCCGGTGTTCTTCAACGCCAAGGTGCTCACGGCTGACACGCGCTCTAATTGCTTCGAGGTGCCCGACTACGCGGTGGTTGACCTGCAATACATCGTTGACCAGACGCTCGTTGACCTGGCGGCGAACACTACCACGCTAACGCTACAGTGGAGCAACGATAACAGCAACTACGTCAATGGGTTGGCTGTGGCGACCAACAATATCACCGACACCAACGACATCCAACAGTACCAACTATTCGGGCGGCACGCCTGCGTATATGCCGACGTGAGCAATACCAACCCGGTAACGGTAACGGTGCTAGGGGTGGTTAAGTGACACGCCTGCTGTGCGTGGGGCGCTACGTCAACGAGCCGCGCAATTTGGCTTTTGACGTGGGTGTAACGTTTGAGCCTGACGAGGCGTTGTCAGCGTTCCTCCTGGCAGATGCGCCGGGATGCTTCGCGCCTGCGCCTGTGGTTAAGGCGGTAGCGGCACCCACGGCAGACAAGGCAATCAGGCAGGCGCAGAACAAGGGCGGCGGGGTGCTCTAGATGGCTTACGCGTCGATTACCGACTTAACCGTATACCTTGGCATAGACGAGAGCACCGCCGACGATGGGCTGCTTACTCAACTGCTGGCACGGGCGCAGGCGGCTATCGACACGTACACGCGGCGCACGTTTGAGGCGACAGCCGACGCGACACGCTGGCATACGCTCGACAACGTATGGGGGCGGCAGTTGCAACTAGACGGTGATTGCTGCGCTATCACGTCAATCACCAACGGCGACGGGGCGACTGTGGATGCAGGCGAGTATCACACCATGCCGCGCAACCGCACACCATACTACGCCGTGGAGTTGTGGCCGGACAGCGCAGTAGCGTGGGACGCCGACAGCAGCGGGCAGATTGCCGTAACGGGCAGATGGGCTTACAGCACGAAGGCACCGGCTGACGTGGTGCATGCGTGCGTGCGTCTAGCGGCGTGGATGTACCGCCAAAAAGACAACACGGGCAACGACGCGCCAATCATTGCGGGTGACGTAACGATTCTACCGACCCGCATACCGTCAGATGTGCAGTTAATGCTGGCACCCTACAGGCGGGCGCTGACATGACCTACACGGAGTACGTCGCCACGCTTGCGGGGCTGTCGATTACGGGTGTTGTCAAAGCCTACAGCAGCCCGCCTACGCAACTGAGCACGGCACAGCTTCCGGCGCAATGGCCGCGCCTACCTAGCGGCGAGACAGCCGTGGCAAGCCTTGGCGGGGAGATGGGGCTACCGTCGTTTACCTGCGACCTGGTGGTATCGATTGAGGTAATCGGGCAGAACACGCAGCCCGCCAACTACGCCAAGTGCCTA